GTGGCTTCTGCTTCTACTGCATCATCATAGGAATCATTGGCATCGTCTCTAAGTTCCATCGCATTTTTGGCATAGGTAAACTTATTTTCTGCTATGTCTATAAGATCTATAAAGTCATCTTGGTAACCAAGGTCATCTACGCTATCGTTAAGTTCCTGTATTTCTTGGGCTGCAACAGTTAGAGGGTCGTCAGAATGAGCCTCTGTGGGGGCTATAATAAGCCATCCAAAGGCTAACAATGTTGCTATTGCTATTCGTGATAGTCGTTTTATTTGCCTTCCCCCTTGCAGACAGGATGTCTGATAGGATGATTATACCATTTTATTGCACAAAAAAGGGGCTACCATAATTGGCAACCCCTTTAGTGTTGGAATGATTACTTAAGCAAAGCAACCTTTGCCTTTGGATTCTTCTTGTTCCACTGAAGAGCCAACTTGTTGAATGCAGCCTTTACAGACTTAAGTGCTGCTGCATTATCTGCAGTTAACTTAGCAATCTGTGCATCCTTAGCAGCAAGAGCAGCATCTGATGCTACCTTAGCAGCAGCAGCCTTATCTGTCTCTACCTTAACTGCTGCAGCAAGTGCTGCATCTGCAGCAACCTTTGCATCAGCAAGTGCCTTGTCTGAAGCAGCCTTAGCAGCAACAGCATCTGAAGCAGCCTTTACGACTGCAGCATCTGCTACAGCCTTAGCAGCAATCGCTGCATCCTTTGCAGCCTTTTCAGCAGCAAGTTCTGATACTAGATCACGAACTGCAATTTCTGCAAATGGTGCAAGTGTTGGGGCAGTCAAACCTACTACTGCTGCAGCAACTGCATCTGTTGATGTTGTTGGAGCAAACGTAATAAGTGAGCGTGTGCCAGTTGTTGGAAGAGTAGCCTTGAAGGTTGCTGTTCCAAAATCTGTTAGTGTAGCACCAGTTGTTACTGTTGCTGTGTCCATAACTGCTGTTGAAGCAAATACGGTTGCTGTAATTGACTTACCAGATACCTTGTTACCAAATGCATCTGTTGCAGTTACAACGATATCCTGCTTAGTTCCTGCTGCACCTGCTGAAGGTGCTGAAACTGTTAGGTTGTTGATCTTGCCAGCAGTACCCTGTACATAGTATGTAAGAGTTGTTCCACCATTGTTAATTACAACGGTTCCAATTGCTGTTGTCTTTGTGTAGACAAAGAATGTTGCAGTTGTTCCAGTACCTGTTGCAATTGTCAAAGATGATGATCCTGACGATGCTCCGACTGGTGCTGCTGATGTGTGTAGTGCTGATACGATTGTTGCGTTAGTTGCTACTGCAGAAACTGATGTTCCTGCTGCTACTGTTGCCACAAAGCGTAGTGCATCTGCTGCATCGATTGTGTTGTCTGCTGGTACTGGCAATGTGGCAGGGGTAGCAATTACACCATTAGTTGTATTTGCTGTTCCATCTAGCGTTACCGCTACTGTCATTACTGTAGCATTTGCAGGTGCTACGGCGACCATGCCCAAAGTCATGGCTGCAACCACGGCTAGTGCGATTTTCTTGAATGAATTCATTCGGTATTTCTCCTTATTTTTATAGTGTTTTTAGTCTGTCCAAATAGTCTTTTATCTCTTCTATTTGGCTAGGTTTATATTGTATCACATTGCGACTTTCTAAGTCAAATTGCTCCTCTGGAGTTTTTGGTCTATCCCTAAAAGTATGAACCTCTACTTCAGTGTCTATATTTTTTGGGGTATGTGATATTGCCCCAAATATTGCTCCACACACAGCATCAGCCAAGTCCTTTGACTTTTTGCGGGGGTGGTCAACTCTGTCATTTTTCATAATCTTTAACTGTGTTAGTTCATCAAATAATAAATCAATGGCAGGCATAGCAAGTCTTTCCTCGTATACAAGCATAGCCATGTCTTCGTAGTGCTTCTTAGCAACAGAAACAGTATCAGTCTTCATTCCAACCTGCTTCAACTCATTTTGAATATCAAATGATTGCCAACGGTCGAACGAAACCATTCCAATATCAAACCCAAGTCTTCTTAGGTTTTGAATCCACTGCTTAACTTCTGAAAGATTAACTGGGCCCTCAACCTTTGGTTCCCACCATGCTACTGCATCTACTACAACTATTGGTGCTACCTGTTCATAATTATTGATTACCTGAATGTTTACCCACTTATCTACATGAGCAATTGCAACAGCACACTTATCGTGCTTCTGGGCAAGGTCAGCGTGTACATAATACTTCTTTGTTGGATCTGGCTTAAAGTTTTCTGCAAATCTTCTAAAATTGTCTACTGGGTTTATTAGTGTCATGCAGGCTCTTACTTTGTCTGCCTGCTTAAAGAATGCATCAGAAGCAAATGTTGGCACACATGCAAAGCGCATCATTGCATCACCCAAGTCTGTTAGGAATGCAATCTTAAAGTCGTCAATCTTTCTTGTAGGATTTACTTCCCAGGTGGGTCTTTTTAGTGCAAACACTCCTGGATACTTGTATGATGTTATCTGATCTTCATCCCACGAAATTTCGAATGCATTATCTGCGCTATCTTCTGGAAGTGATGGGTTAATTATGAATTTATGTGTTCTTTCTATGACTTCTTTTTCAGCAACAACATCGTCATACTTTTCTGAAATAAAGTCACCTGGGTATCTTGGAAATGAAAGCAACACAACCTTACCAAGATCAGGGAAACGAGAGTCTACTGATCCACGGAAAGCCTTGTAAATATTGTCAGCAGTTTTTCCTTGCTCATTACCTGTTCCAACCTCAGATGCAAAACCAGAGATCTCATCAAGAACTGCAAGGAGCAAGTTCAAGCCCTCATGTGATTCACGCTCTGAGTGACCAGAGTAAACGGTGATGGATTTATCAAACTCAACAGAGTCAGCCTTTGCATAATACTTTCCTGCAAACCATGGAGATCTTTCAATCTTTGATTTAAAGCCTTTAAAGAAAACATTCTTTGCTTGTTGAGCGTTAATAGCGACGTTAATTAGGTCGATAGCATCTCCAGAGGGCTTACCAAAATATTTTGCTGGGTCTTTTAGGCATAGAAGTTTGTATACGATGTATGAGCATGCTACGGTTGATGTAAAGTCTTTTCCAGATCCCTTTCCAAGTTGCAGAATAATTTCGTTCTTTGTGTACTTTTCGTAGTATCTTGATCCTTTTTCTTCACCCATTATGTTTATCAGGTCCTCTTTACGATAGATCTGACTCATCGCTTCAACAATATCATACTGGATATCAGACAGCGGTGGTTGTCCTAGGTATGCTTCACCCTCAACAAATGTTCTTGCATCTACTGGAGTCTCCTCAAAATGATCATCTTGAAGTGCCTCAAGAAACTCATTGAACATCGTGGACAACTGTAATCACCTCATTATCTTTTGCAAATGAAGAAAGTCTCCGCATAATTTCATCACGAACCTGTGGATACTCTGAGGCAATATCCTTTAGAATAAGTACAAGAATTTCTTGACGCTTTTCAATTTCCATCATCTCTTCTGCAAGTTCCTTATTCTCAAGCAGACCAGCCTTTTGAAGCATGTCAATACGCTTAGACTCAATATCCATAACAAGTTTAATTGCTGCTGTCTTTGCACTAAGATTGTTTGTCATCGATGCTTCATCAATAACTTCGTATGTACGAGAAACCAACTTACTGTAGTGAGTGTCTGCTGCAGCCAGTGCTTCTTTAGCACGAGCACGAATAGCATCATTAGCAGATGCCATAACCTTCCACTCATTGATAAGAGTTACAACCCTTTGTCGTGGTATTGAAAGTTGCTTAGAGATAACCGTTGGGTCATTTCCCTTAAGGTATTCTTCTACTACCTGATTTACTTGATCAAGGTGTTTAACTAAGTCATCTTCAGTTGACATTCTTGCCCTCTAACCTATTGATTTCGTCCTTTATATAAAATATTGCCTTTTCCAAATCCTGAATAGTCTTCTCTTCATCCTTAAGCCCTGCTCTCCAAAGATACTTAAAAGCATTACCAATATTGAAATTACGATGGCGGGTAATCTCTATGCACTCAATGCCAGAAGGGTCAGATGTATAGTGCCTTGGGTTGTTTACTTGGTCAACTGTTATATTTAAATTTTCACTCATCATCTTCCTCCATTTCAAAAGTATCTGGCATTCCTTTTAGAGTTAGTGTTGCGTACGAGATGCCAACTGCTGCTACTAATGATACTACAAAAAGAATATATTTAATCTTTTTCATCGCTTTGATTTCCTTAATCCAAATTTAGCAAGGTAGACATAGATAGTTTCCAAAGAACATCCACACTCCTTTGCAATATCTTCTGGTGTCTTTTTATCCATAAGATATCTCTTACGCATAAATGTTTCACTTGTATATAGTTTAGCACCCATGATATTAATTGTCAACTCCTGGCACCTTCCAGTCAAGATCTTCTCTCTTTACTGGTTCTTCATCTTTAATACCCATCATGTGCTGGTACCCATCAATCTTGTCATAATCTGGGTTATACTCTGTCATCTTTAAATTAATTCCGCTTCGTCTACAGTATTCTTGAACAACATCCAGAGGAATATCGCCATAGGCACCAGTTAATCTTCCAGAAAAAAGCAAGTTCAGTTTTAGCATTGCATTTCTTGAGTGTTCCCAATGATCTTTCTTCTTGTCGTCTGCCCAAGGTCTTGCGGTATTATATCTGCTCAGTCTTTCTCCTGGATACTTTCGTGATAAGTGGTGGTATGCAAAAATTTTTGATGTTGCAAACATTCTCCAACCCCTACCCCATGACTGCAAAGATACATATGGCTCTTCCCCGTTGAAGTTCATCTCTGGATCTAAAGGAACCTCGTCAGAATAGGATTTGTCTGCAAAGCACCAGGTAAAGTGTACCCAATAATTTTCGTGAACATCTCCGTCATCTGGTGGTGTGCTTCCAATTGGAAACCAGTATCCTGGAATAAAATCTGTAACTTGCTGTAGTCTTGGATCCCAACCAGTTATTGATGGGTGGTACAGGTTTGTCTTTACTTTATCCTTATATCTAATAGACCAATCTTCGTTATACTCAAAGTCTGGAGGACAAAGTGTTAAAATTGCTTTGCCTGTTTCAGATTTTGCTTTTGCTTTTGCATACTCCTCTAGGCATGTTACATCCCAGTCTTGTTCAAATCTAGTGTGTCCACAGATAAATAAAACATGATCAAACTCAACTGGTAAATCTTTTGTTGTTAGGTCTCTTGCCCAAAGAATACCTCTGTACTCAGACAAGTCAAACTTTCTATATAACAATTGTCCTTCTGGTATAAAACTAAGATCTGAATAAAACTCTGGGAAGTGCTCTTCAACTATAGAGAAGAAAAGATCGTTCTTGTTTTTTGCTTTAGAATAGCAGTCAAGAACTGTACCCAACAGGTCTCCTTCTTTGTAAGAAATTATTGATACTAGTGTTGTCATATTGCTTTCTCCCAGTTCTTTAGTGCCCAATGACCAATACCGCAGGCATCTGCGACATCGTTATCTGTAATTGTTCTATCATAAATTGTGTTGATAAACCTGATAGTTCTTTCTTTGCGAAGCATACGCTCATAAGCCTTGTAGTATGACTCAGACTTTCCAGGTGTTTCTGCTCTAATTAAAAGTTGCTCTTCTTTAGATATTTTTTTGTTTCCAATATAGTTTTGCCAAGTAATAGGAGAAACCTTACCTATAATCTTTGTACCAGTTTGTCCTGCTGCTCCAAGGATTGCACCTTGAACTAGGGCAAGGTCTGCTGCTGTCTTTGGGCTATTCATAAATACAGTGTGCTCAATTACAATTGCTTCAAACCCACCGTATATTTCAAAAAACGCTTTTACCTTTTTACCAGCATCCATAACTTTTTGATAGATATCATTTCCTTCAAAGTTTATTTTTCCTATAGACTCAAGACTGTCTCCAACAAACAGGGCAAAGGCAAGACTATTAGTACTAGCATCAATAGCACAAATTCTTTGTGGCTTTAGTTCTAGTCCCCACTTATTCTTTACCATTTGTTTTACCCTTTATTTGTTTAATTGCTTTTGTAACTGCGTCTGGATTTATTGCACAAGA